TCAAGTACATGGACAACCCCAGCGTCACCTGCCACAAGTACCTGTACAACGGAAGCACCTGGGACGATGTGACGGCCAATTACCCGACCATCTGCTACAGTGACACGCTGGCGTTGAGCGGGGCCTTCATGATTCGGAGCGAAATCCTGTGGATGCGCACGGTGCTGTTACTTGGCAAATACAGCCAGCGCGCACACGAATATGACGACATCTACAAGTACATCAAGGACTTCACCGACAGCAGCAAGGAAGACATAGCCTCGAGGCTGGACATGGCCGACTACATCCTTCTCATCAACCCCTTGGCAGGGCAGCCTAACTACAGCAACGCCGCAACCGAGCACATGTGGGACACGACGGCCTACCCTTATGTGGAGACCGAACTTGCAGACACATCGGCGCTCTACGGCGGCGACAACGCCTACTATGTCATCAGCGGCGGCGTATTGTGGGATGGAGCGACCAAGAACTCCAACTACCCGATTGACTCAGGTAACGAGAAAATCGACATCAACAACGGACGCAAGGACATCTCGCAGACGATGGCTTATCTCCGCTGTAAGTTGGAACAGGACGGTAAGTGGTGGAATGGCGAGCAGTGGACCAGTACCGAGAGCATCTTCAAACTCTACTTCCTGAAGGAGAACACGGAGGAACTGCGTGCCGACGCGAACATGTTCAAGGAACTGCACATCGTCAACACGGTGACATGGGACATGGGCCTCGATATTACAGGTTATGCCATCCCTGTTCCCGGTGTTGTGTCCGGCACGCCAAAACTGACCATCCTCAACCCGATGGACTTCGGAGGTGCTTCACCATATCAGGCCCGCATGATCGCGTTGAAGAACCTGAAGATAACGGCAGCCATCGGTGACCCGAGTTATAGCGACGCGATGGACACGGACACCGAATACACCAACATCATCAATCCCGACTATGTCAGTGAGGCAAACGAGGTGGAGTTCAAGGTGTGCACCTGGGATAACAAGAAGCCGAACTTCAGCGCCGTCTCCACGACAACGGACAGCGGATGGTGCTTTGTTGACAGACTGACCAATTCTGCCCTGGCTACCGATGCACAGAGCGTGACCTACTTCCATGACACGACAGGCACGGTAAGCGACGGCACACTGCGGGCAGAGGAGTGGATGGTGCTGCGCCTGTCAAAGCAGTATTCATCACCCGCAAAGGTGTTCAATGTCTCGCTCAAGGCACCCATGTTCGTCACGCCTCCTTTCTTGCTGTTCACCAGCGAGACCCTCGGCTGCTCGTTCATCGCCGACAAGTTGGAATTCGATGTGAAACGCCGAAAGTGCGACATTAAACTCGTTGAGAAGATATGAACATCGCTAAATACAACATACCGGCTGGCGCTGCTACGACAGCGAATGTCGGCACCACAGCAGTGTCAGGTGGCGGCTATACCGTAGACCTCACGCCGATAACCGAGAAGGTGGCTGCGCTCGAGTCGAAGGTATCCAGTCTTGAGTTGCAGCTGTCCAAGCTGCAGGCTGCCATCATGGGGCTTGACTCGAAATACCTGTCGAAGATGGGCGATCGCAGCGACTACTCGTACTTCCTCGGCGCATTATACTCCGACTTCGTTCAGAGTGAGATGTACGAGAACGGGGTAGGCTACAGGGTAAGCGGAAGCCCGACGGCTGCAGCGGAAGACAAGTACAACCTCATCATCAAGGACTACGGATGGGGTGAGGTCCCCTTCAGCACCGTTAACCAGGACACGGTGACCTATGTGGACAGCGACACCTACGAGACCACATCGCAGCTGGCGGAGAACGGCATCTCAATCGGCACAATGACAGCGCCGGGATACCTCCTTGTCGATTGCGGAGCCACACTCACCAACGAGCGGTGCTTCACCGTCATCGCCAAGCGTGTGTCGTACAGGGTCAAGGTGACCGTCGGGCAGGGGACGACTGTCAGCGAATGGATGGATGCTGAAACGGACAGCAACGGCATGTTTATCCTTCACTTCGCCACCGCATCGGCAGGTGCCACGGTGAAGTTCGACATCAGGTACACCTACACCTATGCTTTCCGTCACTACGGGAACACCACAAGCGGCACATTGAGGCTGTACATCCGTGGCACCGACCCCTCAAACAGCCAGACTGACTGCTTCGGAGAGGCTGTCAAGGTCTCCACCATGAACGCAGGCTGTTTCACGGTGATGAAGGACAATGACGGCATGAGGCTGACAAGCGACGGAGTCCAGGAGACCGACGATGGCGGCTTGACATGGACCGATTTTGGTGGCGGCTCTTCTTCATCAGCAGAATCGGCGACGGCCACCGAAATCAACAATGTGTGTGATGATATTTTGACTTAGTTAAACAAATTGCTATATAATATATGAGCAACACAATTTCAACTGCAGCGCAAGATGTCAACCGGTATTCGGACTTCACGATGGGCCTGACCCTGCTGAAGAACGGCACTGCGTATGTCCCCGAAAACTTCGTCATCGGGTTCTATGTAGACGATTCATGCAAGGCGTATGTCGCCAGCAGAATCGCTGGAGTGTATAACAACTGCACCGTAGATGGTACGACAATCAACATCTACTTCGATAAACCGAGATTCCCTCTCGGGCAGCTGAAGTGCAGGTTCTTCGAGAAGACCGAGAACGCGAACTTCGCCGACGGCTACATGGACACCTGTGTGCCCATCACGGCACTGCCGGTCAACATCGTCGCTGGTGCCGGTGACGAGAACATCGATGTCTCGGTAGCCTATCCCTCGCTCGTTGAGGAACTCGAGGACTACATCGATGAGCATATAGGCGAGGCTGGTACGGCGGCAACAGCCGAAGAGGTCAACGAACAATGTGATTTAATTTTAACCTAATATAGACATGTCAAAATTTATAGATCTGGATGCTGGTTTGCCCGCCTTGCTCAATAAAGTAAAGGCGTGGGTGCAATCGAAAATAGGAGACTTGGCCAATGCCACTACCACCGCTTTGTCTGGCAAGCAGGACACGATACAAGACCTTGCGACCATTCGCACTGGTGCAGGCAAGGGAGCGACGGCGTTGCAGCCAAGCGATGTCAGTGTCGATGCTCCATCGACACCTGACGGGACATTCACACTTAATGTTGGTAGCAACGAGTACAATGTCAATCTCAACCACAGCCATGCCGACATGGTGAAATTGATGGTGGATGCTGGAGAAAACTTGCCCGACCCTGAAGATATGAGTGAGGACACAATCTATGGAGAAGTTGAGGATGGGGAAATCACCGTAATCTATCTTGGCGGTTATCCATTTTATGGTTGTGGAGGTGGAAGTTCAACACCTCGCCTTATCTCCCCTGCAAACGGCTCGACGATTGAATGCGGGACGAATCAGGGCAGCGGTGTTGAAAAGACAATAACCGTTAAAGGTGTGAACCTGACGGCTGCTTTGACCGTAGCAGTGACTGGGACAGGTTTCTCTATCAAGAACGGCACAAGCAGCATCAGTGCTACAGACGCCAATGCTGGCACGACACTAACGATAGTCTACAGCGGAACGAGTGCGAACGCCACTGGTGCATTGAGTTTCACATCAAGCACAGACGGAATCAATAGTTCGATAACCCTTGAGGCTGACTATGAAGACCCGTATGCAGACATCATCTACGATAAAGCATGCAATTATGCATCTAATTACACTGATATCATAACCGCTCAAGGGTATTGCATGACACCGAAATATGCTTTCCCTGTTAACCATCAGTTGAGAATACATTTCGGCTTTAAAGATTCCACAAGCGCATCCGATAAAAAGGGGGCAGCAGGTTGGAAAACAGCAGATGGAAGCGGACAACCTGTTGCTTGCTTTACATCTGATGCTGGCGATACGAACACCGAGCGAAATATCCCGACTTCGTCTGTCAACAATGGGAATCCTCCTTACACATTCATCGCTGCAACATTCAAAACAAGCGAATTGGACAATTGCTTCTTGTACGACCTTACTTCGCAAGAGTGGCTTTTCGCTGGTGTCAATGTTGATAAGTCTAACCCACCAACTTAATATAACATCATTATGTCTAATACAACGATATATCCTTATGGACAAGGCGGAAGTCTGCCCGACGGCATTGTCATTGCCGATGACCTTGTGACGAATGACGCCCAAAAGGCGTTGTCAGCAAAGCAGGGCAAGTTACTGAACGAAAAAATCAGTTCAAAACGGAATGTCGGTAGCCAAGGTTTTGTTGACTTCGGCACAATGCCGAGCTGTTTGGCTACCGATGTCAACAATTTCTTGCCTGATGGCGTTAGCGCAAGCGAGATTGATAGTGCGGGCAACCCTGCCGCCCTTGTAAAATATGCGGATGTCATCGCCAAGTATGATGCCCTTGTGACGGCTTATCCTGATTATGTGAGCAAGCATACATTCGGCAATGACGCGAGCGGCACAATCCCTATGTATTATTACACTTTCAAACCGAAGTATTACATCCAGCATGTTTATCTTCAGGCAGGCGTTCATGGGTGGGAACCAGACCCAGTGTTTGCCCTCGCTGAAATCATGTATCTGATTGCGAATGCCTACGGTGGGAATTTGTCACCAAAGATTGCGAACAGCAAGGAACTGATGTACCTGCGCGGCAAGGTCGCGTTCACGATAGTCCCCTGTGTCAACCCGTGGGGTTTCAACCGCCGCAGCGACTGTTATGTCGGCGATGCGAGCGGCGAAGGGCACGGTGGCACATCTAAGCGAACTGTGTCGCAAAATAACGCTAACGGTGTGCAGTTAAATGCTGCATGGACTGGTTCTGAAGCCGAAGCCACCTATGTGCGAAATCTGCTTGACAGCATTGCCAGTGAATTGTCCTTTACGATGGATATGCACTCCACTGTTTGGAGCAACACCCGAACAAAATACGGATGCTTCTACGCATCCCTGATTGACGGGTGCAAAAATGTAAGGACAATGTTCCGCACATGGGAATGGTTATATGAGTTCTACGGTGTTAAGTACCCTAATATCGTTGACGGTGATACCTGCCCGAATGTTATAGGGAACTATGCCTCGATTGGGTTCACCGACGGCGGCTTCAAAAAATTCTGCTATGACAGATACAACGGTATAGCCACAAGCAATGTTGAATTGTCCGACCATGTTTGGAGTGATGATGATTCGACAACATACCCGAAACCGCTGCATACATCGGCAGCATTGTCGGTTGCGGTGAATATGTTCCTGAATCTAATTCTTCAACAAGTCTATGATGGATATAACATGATAGATACGACAGATGTTCCAGCAAGTGATAAGCACACTACAATAGGGTAATAAAAATATGAACGACATCAAGAAACATATCATCGCAGGGTTCGGGGTGGCTCTCATCGTCGCCCTGCCCGTGTGGCTGGAGTGTAACAACCTGTTCTGCGGCCTGTGGGCTTGCATCGCAGGGGTTATCGCAGGGGTTGTGAAGGAGTGGTGCGACAACAATACCGAGTTTAACGAATGGTCTTGGGCAGACCTCGGCTGGACTTGTGTTGGCAGTCTTGCCGCAGCGTTGCTGATAATATTGATGCATTACGCGAAAGGGTAAGGACTATGGCAAGTTATTCGCACATCATCCAAGGATTGCCCGTGATGTACCTCATCGTCGTCGTGGCGATGGTGGTTGTCATAATGGCAATGTGCATGGATGCCACATTCGGTTGGCGCAAAGCCAAGTTGAGAGGCGAGGCGAGGACATCATACCTGTTCAGCAGGTCGATAACAAAGTTCGCCTTGTATGAGGGAGTCCTGTTTATTTCTGCGGGCATCGACACGCTTATCCATTTCGTGTGGGCGCAGTTCTCCGCATCGGTGCATTGTGTGCCGTTGGCAAGTATCCTTGTTGCTATCACGCTCTGCATCGTCGAGATTTGGAGCATGAGGGAGAAAGCAGAGGAAAAAACCCGCAACAACTTCAACCACGCCATCAAGGTGGTGGCAGATGTGTTGCAGAAGGAACAGGCTGTGGATATTGCCAAACACATCATCGACAAAGCAGCAGAGAAAGATGAAACTGAGTAAGAATTTCACACTTGAGGAACTGGTGTTCAGCATTACGGCGAACAACCACGGCATCAACAACACACCGAATGCCGAAGCGAGGGCCGCACTGAAGCGGCTGGCTGTTGAGGTATTGCAGCCGATTCGTGACGCATGGGGTCAGCCTATCGTCATCAGCAGCGGTTACCGCTGCGCAAAACTCAATGCTGCCACGCCTGGCGCGTCCAAGACCTCACAGCACCTGCTGGGTCAGGCAGCCGACATCAAGGCTAACAATCCCAAGGACAACGGCAAGTTGCACGCCCTGATCAAGAAGATGGTCAAGGACGGGCACATCAAGGTCGGTCAACTGATATGGGAGTACGGCACAAAGACAAATCCCAAGTGGGTTCATGTGAGCCTGCCTCGTGTTGGCAAGCAGAACAATCAAATGCTATATTACTACTCATGAACGACAACGAACAACGGGCGATTATGGGAGGCGGATGTATAACGCTGCTGATAGCAGTGGCGATTGCAGCCGCCTTTCTGCTTGCCGCAATCTTCGACACACTATGACATTAAACAAGACACATTTCATCGTATTCATCGTTGGAGCGGTTCTCGGCCTGCTCAGTGGTTTCTTCATCGGCAAAGGTATCTACGACCGACCCGTCACCGAAAGCGTCACACGCGACACCGTGACGCGCATTGACACGGTATTCCAATACTTTCCAAAACCTGTAGAGGTGGAAAGAATACGCACGGAGTACCGTTGGTTGGCGAGGGTAACCACCGACACGGTAACCGACTACACCGTGCTGCACGATTCGGTTCTGGTGGAAGTGCCTATCGAATCCAAACACTACAATGCGCCTGAATACGATGCTTGGGTCAGTGGCTATCAGCCCAGCCTGGACAGCATCCGGGTGTACCAGAAGGAGAACTACATCACCGAGCGGGTAACCGTCAGCAAGCCTCCCAACAGGTTCACAATAGGCTTGCAGGGCGGCTACGGCTATGGATTCCGCAGCAAGCAGTTGGAGCCGTATGTCGGCCTCGGCCTCGGCATAAGGATATTTTAAGTTGTTTTGTTCAGTATAGTTCCATAAAGAAAGGAGTGTTTTATTGGTATACTCGGCTGGCGGGCGCAGTGATGCGGTGAACCAGCCTTTCTTCATCTCATAGTGTTTAGTGTTTTATAGGGTTATTAGGAGCCGCCACCGTCAGCGATGATCGTGGCGGTTTTTGTCAATTCAGGAAAAATGCCTATCTTTGCGCCAACGCCGAGATGGCGGATGTGAAACTTTATTTTGACCCGCACCCGAAAGGGTGCTTTTTCTTGCACTTTTGTTGCTGTTTTGTTGCTACCCGCAAAAAAGAATGCCGACAACCTACTATCACACAGCAGTTTGCACGGCACAATCATGTTTAACCCTAAAAAACCACATTTATATAATGGGATGGTAACGATAGGGTAACAAATGCGGGTATTTACAAGGGTTTCGGGATTTTCCACTACCATAGCATTACCATATTATTATATATTTTTTTGTTGCTATTTTGTTGCTTTTGTTGCGATTTTGTTGCTAACTTTGCGCCCGTAAAGGTCAAAATAAAGGTCGGAACATGAACAAGCAATCAGTGAAATTGAGGAGGCGCACGCTGCCGTCGGGGAACGAATCCCTGTACCTGGACATCTACCATGGAGGCGTCAGGACATACGAATACCTTAAACTTTATCTTGTCAAGGAGAACGGGCGCAAGGACAAGGAAACCAACAGGCAGACGATGATGCTGGCCGAGGCGATCTGCGCCAAGCGTCTGGTCGAGGTCCGCAACGGCCAGTACGGGTTCAAGACCACGCAGGCCATTTCGCTGCGTGACTATGTGCAGCGCATCATCGACACGAAGAAAGGCAGCACACAACGCAGATATGACGCTTTGAACAACATTCTGCAAGGCTATTGCCGCCCATCAATGATGCTGGCCGACATCACACCGGCATGGTTCACGGGGTTCTTGACCCACCTCGAAAAACAAGGCTATGCAAGAAACACCTTGGCGGTGTATGTCGCCACCTTCCGCTACATCATCAATCAGGCATGCCGTGAAGGGCTGCTGTCCTCAAACCCCATCGCAGGTGTCAAGGGCATAGGATATGAAGAGACCAACCGCGTCTACCTCACCGTCGAGGAGGTGAGGCTGCTGGCAAAAACGCCTTGCGACAACGATGTAACCAAGCGGGCCTTCCTGTTCGGGTGCCTGACGGGGTTGCGCAACTGCGACATCCGCTCACTGACTTGGGCAGACGTCCACGATCAGGACGGCTACACCCGCATCATCTTCAGGCAGGCCAAGACCAAAGGACAGGAATATTTGGACATCAGCAAGCAGGCGGTTGCCCTTATGGGCGAGCGAGGGAGCGACGACACCCCCGTGTTCCCGCTGATGCACTGGAGCAGCGTCCGCAAGCATCTCACCGCATGGGGCAAGCGGGCAAAAATCAATAAGCACGTCACGTTCCACACCAGCCGCCACACCTTCGCCGTGATGATGTTGGGTGTTACCGACATCTATACCGTGAGCAAGTTGCTTGGCCACCGTGAACTGTCAACCACCCAAGTCTATGCCCATGTCCTGGACAAGGCCAAGCGGGAGGCCGTTGACAACATACCAGACGTGCTGTCATAGTCCTGGCTGGACTTTGCCGAAGTAGAACTCGCGGCCATTTTCTTCATCCGTTGCCTTACCTATATACACATGGACATCGATGGTGCCGCCGAGTTCCATTATGGCCTCATGAACATCAATACAACCAGCAGGTAGCCATCCGACCCTCTTTTTGCCGACATAGATAGCCACTGCATAAGGGTCGTAGTCATTATCCGTGACCGCTTCTGCAGTCCCATCAGTGTGGCCGAGGTACTTGTCGGTTATGCCGCTCTTGTTGATGCCCTTGATGGAATACTCACCCTCGATGCCGTGCTGCAATTTGACATTCTTCTTTCTGCCCTTTTTCTTCGGCTCATCATGGCCAAAGAACAACATAAACAGAACAAGCGCTCCAATTATGATCCAAAACCATGTGGCCATATCAGTTGCAAAGACGGACAAGTCCTATTACAAGGTTATACGAATATATCTCTTTTTTCGGTATGACGAAATCGGGGTAGGCGTCGTTGATGCTCACACACCTGATGCCGTCACCTTCATCGAATATCCTCTTAACGATAACACCTTGCGATGTGAACAGCACATGGATGCGTCCCCACTGCAAGAATGACGATTCCTCAATCTTGAGGCATGCCACCTCGTCACCGGGGTTGATGAACGGCTGCATGCTCTCTCCCGTCACCCTCATGGTGAAGGTGTAGTTCGGGAACATGGGCACGACTGGGACCTGTTCGCACTGAGCCAGGGCCACACCATCCAACACCTCATTGGAACCAGCAGCCACATCGTAGGGTATGCGTGGACGGGTAACAACGGCCATGGGAGGCGGTGAATCCTTTATCCCGGTTAGAAGCCAATCAATATCGAGGTCGGGAAATTCTTCTTTTATCCTTTCTACCTTATCGGGCTGTATCGACTTCCTCATTGATGTTATATAAGCCGGTGAAACACCTATCCTTCTGCTGAATTCAGCCATTGATATGTTATTCGCTGACAAATAAGCCTTTAGCCTTTCTTTTACTGTCGTTTCTTGTTTTTCCATAAAGCAATGTTTTATTAAAGAATGTTAAATATAAAGCAAATGTTTGGCTAATCAAAAGCATTGCTTTATCTTTGCAACGAATTCAAAAGATATATCAAACGATAAACCTTTTGAATATGATTGCAAAGATAGGAATTAGTTTAATCGGATAAAAGAAATGAGCGAAATTTTAACACTGAAACAACAGCGCGACAAGTCTTTGTACGAGGAGTATACAAGGCTCATTGAGGAGGGGCACCCCCGCACTGGAGTTGTGCAGCGCCTGATGCATAAGCACAAAATCTTTTCAGCAATGACAATCTACAGGATTGTCAAGCGTGAATCGGAAAGAAAGGAGGCGCAGAATGAAAACGATTAAGAAGCATCTCGCATTGGCCATCGTCATGGCTCTCATCATGGCTGGAGCTCTGCTGCTGATGTTCGACTACGAGACAACAGCAGCCAAGTGGATGGCTCTCATCGGCGCCGGTGCATCATTCGCCTCCGGGCTCTACATCGCCCGTGTGTTCAACCGCAAAAAGATGCTGCCCGAATGATATCCCTCGAAGACATAGCAAAGAGGCTTGACAGGCTGGAGACCTTGACGGCGTTGTCGGCAAAGACCGTTTTGGATATCAACGACACGGCAGAACTGACCGGGTATTCGGTCAAGTACCTGCGTCTGCTGATCGCCAAGCGTGACATCCCACACTACCGCCGTGGCAACCGCCTGTACTTCAATCGTGATGAGATTGAAGACTGGATGATGGGTGAACGCATACCCACAAACGAAGAGATTCAGACCAAAGCAGTAGGTTATCGAAAGTAAAACAACCATTATGACAAACGAAATCGAAAAAATGAAGGCTTACGCCGCACGGCTGGAGGAAATCATCCAGGCCGTTGAAGTGGAAACGAGCACCCGCCTGATACTCAACATGCTGGTGGGAGAGGCAAAACAAAAGTACGACATGTACGACTAATTTAAGAATCACATGAGCAAGACAACCGACAACAACGACGCGATGAACATCATGCAGAAACTCATCGCCATACAGGGAGAGTTGAAGTCACCGAAGACGCAGGTGAACACCTTCGGCAAGTACAACTACCGCAAGACCGAGGACATCCTCGAGGCCGTCAAGCCACTGTGCAAGAAGTACGGATGCGGAATCGTCATCCGCGACGAGGTGGAGGAGTGCGGAGGGCGCGTGTTCATCAAGGCGGTGACCATCATCCTGGACAGTAACGAGCACTACGAGACGAGTGCCTATGCCGAACTCGCCACCGACAAGAAAGGAATGGACGCAGCGCAGGTGACGGGCGCGACCTCCAGTTATGCCAGGAAGACAGCGTTGAGCGGTTTGCTGGCTATCGACAACAACGCCGACCCTGACTCATTCGACATCCGTGTCCAACTCGCAAACGCGGAGTCCATGGGCGACCTGGTAGCGATATGGAGCACGCTGTCGGTGAAGGCGCAGGGCAAATACAGCGGAGTATTCAAGCAACGTAAACAGGAACTTAGCGAAGAGAATCATCATGAGGACTGACATTTTCAACAACAACATCGAGCAGCGCTCGCTGCAGTGGTACCGTGCCCGTCTGGGCAACTTCACCGGCTCGAGCATTTACAAACTCATCAGCAAGAAGAACGAACTGACCAAGACGGCACTGTCGTACATCTTCGAGGTGGCCGCAGAGCGGTGCCTCGCGTCGAAGATCGTGAACGGCGACGAGGAGTTCACCGAATACCTGGAGACCGTCAGCGTCACAACCAAGGCTATGCAGTTCGGCATCGACATGGAAGACCTTGCCCGTGCGACCTACGAGATGGTCACCGGGGAGAAGGTCGTGGAGACTGGAAGCGTGGCACACCGTGACATCATGCACTATGCCGCATCACCCGACGGCATTGTGCCGGAGGAGAACATGGTCATCGAAATCAAGGTGCCAAAACCCGCCACTTTCATCGAGTACAAGTCTCTGGTGCATGACGGCGCATCGCTCAAGAGCGTGAAGCCTGAATACTACTGGCAGATGATGGCTGAGATGGACTGCACCGAGGCTTCATCAGGGCGTTTCGTCGCCTTCAACCCGTACATGAAGGAACCCATCCACATCGCAACCATTGAGAGGTGCCAGGAGGATATCGACATCATCCATGAGCGTATCGCACTGGCAGAGGAATACATCACAAACAACATCATCAAGTAAGTTATGCAGATATCAGGTAAAGTTATTCAGGTGCTCCAGATGGAGCAGGGTGTAGGCAAGTCCTCGGGCAAGGAGTGGCGCAAGCAGACCTTTGTCTTGAGCGCGTTCTACAGCGACAACGACAGGGAATCCCAGGTGCCTCTCACGCTCTGGGGTGACAGGTGCGACAATGCGCCCCAGGTTGGTCAGCAGGTGACCGTGGACTTCGACATCAACGGGCGCGAGTACAACGGCAAGTGGTATGTCGAGCTCAAGGCATGGAGGGTGAGCATGAAGGATGAGGGCGCAGCGCCCGACGCCATGCAGAACGCTCCCGAGGGCAACCAGTGGCAGACGGTGGCACAGGCCCAGGCAGCGGGCACGATGCCACAGCCGGTACAGGGTAATGATCTGCCGTTTTAAAATGCTACCGCTATGAGCAAGAACATCATCCGAATCGAGCAGAACGGGCACGAATACCGTGTCGTGCCCGTGGAGGGCTCGGACAAGTGGTACACGGTGACCCGTGACAACCGCACCGTCAAGCGCATCACCTACGATGAATTGTTCCTGAACGGGGAACTGATTGACATTGAGGTATGGTTCAGCATCGCATAAACAAGGACAAGGTTAACAAGATTACAAACAAGAAAATTTTTGGAGGAACTGACAATGAATGAAGTATATTTCAAGCGTTTACAAGCGACCATCATACTCGCTGCGCTTATCAGTAATTATAGCATACCAAGAAAGGAAAATGGTGATATTGACTGGCAATTAGTTAGTGATACTTTCGTGCCAACTGCACAAATCCTTGAGGATTTGATTACAAAGATGTATTACCACTTTCCCAAGTGGGGCGAGAGCAACAAACCCACAAACGATTAACAAGCGAAACAATGGCACAAGTAATCAAATCATCGGGTGAGGTCATCGAAATCAAACCCGACAACGGAACGGACTTTTCCCTCGAGGAACTTCAGACGATCGTTGGCGGCTACATCGAAGTGGTCAGCCTTCGAGACGGACGGCTCATCGTATGCGACGAAGAAGGCAAACTGAAAGGCAAGGACAGGAACCACAAAGCCACGGACATACTCCAGGCTGCGATGCCGACCCACGACTTCGTTGTCGGTGATGTTCTTGTGTGTGGTGTGGATGAAATCAAGTGACGATATGAACGATTCAATCAACATCACATACACCCCTGCAACGGGCGACCTGCTGTTCACTACGGCAATGCAGACCAGCGGGCTCGACGAGGCGATTAAGGCCATCGGCGACTACATCCGCACGCTGAAGGAGCCCGTCAAGCCGACACCCAAGCAGGTGCAGCAGCCCGCAGAGGTGAAGACCGCATCCAAGCCGAGGCCAGAGAAGAAGACCGCAAAGGACGGTCGCCGCTTGTGGACCGATGAAGAGAAAGCCGAAATCATCCGTCGCTATCAGGCAGGTGAAGGCCCGAAGGCTATCGGTGACTCGCTTGGCGTGACCCGCAACACCATCCAGCAGATTATCCATGCTGCAGGTGTGACGGCTGGTCGCACCGGGCAGAACCTGCGGAAGAAGGAACCAGAGCCTCAGCCCGAGGCTGAAGAACCAGGGCCTGTGTAATGGAGAAAAAGCAGGTCTTCCTCACCGAGGCGGAAGAGCGTGCGCTCGACAGGAAGCGCCGTGATGAGCTGAAGGAGTACAGGAAGAACCGGCAAAAAGTCTGGTATCTATAAATGATTGAGATTAGCAACAGCCAACGGGATCAGGCGGTGAGGTACTTGCAGGCACTCGCCCAACTGATGGAGAGCGACGACCGCACCAAGGTCGTGAACCTATGCCGCCTGTCGCGTCGGCTTGCAAGACAACTGGAGAAACGAGAAAAGAAATGAACAACAGGGGCTACACAAAGATTCCTAACGCCATCATCCGTTCAGATAATCTGACGGTTGAGGAGAAACTGACGTGGATGTACATCGCATCTATGCCGAAGGACTACCGGTTCACGGTAGGCGAGGCTTGTGCCGTGCTGCGCATCAATGTCAAGACTTGGCGCAGGTGTGTAGCAAACCTCAAGAAGGAGGGAATGCTTGCCGTTGATTTCAATCCCGGCAAAAAGAATGTCTACAGGGTGTTGACCCCCTCCATTTCAGACCCTGGGTCTAAAACGGTACCCCTACCAAATGAGACCCCCACACCCCCTCCGTTTGAGGCCCTGGGTACACATTTATATAAGAAAGAACAATTAAAGAACATCGACGACGACGCGCGCACACGCGTACGCGAGGAGGTTATGAGTGACGAGATGGTGGAGATGGGCTGCATGAGCCTCGGCATTGACCGTGGAACATACGAGAACCTCGCCTTCCAGGTGTTCACCGACTGGGACTTCCAGAACCTGCCCGACGGCGAGTGGACAAAGACCCACTTCCTGGCAGTCATGAGATACAAAGTAGCGGACTATAAAAAGAACAACAACAATGGACAACGAACTAATCAGAACGGCAACATCCCGGTTCAGCGTGTCACAGGATTCAAAATCCTCAACAAGGCGTGAACCGAACATCGCACTCGAAAGCGAAATCTTCCGCAGGTGCTTCACCGAAGTCGAGCCGAAGTTCGACCCGGCAAAAGCAAGCCGCGACATCCTCAACACCCTGTTCGCCTGGGTGTGGAAGGACCAGAGGCTGAACGCGCTGCAGGTGGACTTCGATAAGGGCTTCTTCCTCTACGGCGACCTCGGGCGCGGCAAGACGATGTCGATGAAGGCGCTGCGCAAGTACATGAACAGCGTCAGGCACAGGTACGACATGCGGGACGATTACCGCCTCGGCGCCTGGTGGAAGACGGCCAGCGAACTTTCCAACATCTATGCCGCCGACGGTCAGCCCGCACTCATCCAGTATGCCGCCGACGATGTCAACATCGTGATTGACGAGTTCGGAAGGGAGCCGATACCCGCAAACAACTACGGCACGAAGATGAATGTCTTGCAGTTCCTTCTGCAGTTGCGCTACGATCACCGGCTCACAAGCGTCACCCACATAACGACGAACATCAGCCCAGACAGCCTCGTGCCGCTATACGGCGACTATGTAGCGGACCGCTGCAAGGAGATATTCAATTTCATAGAGTTCAAAGGAGAGAGTTTAAGGTAACATTTATAAACAACTAAAATTAAAAAATTATGAAAAAATCAATGATTATCGCAGCAATGTGCTGCATCGCAATGAGTGTTAACGGTATGTCGTACTTTTCAGCGGGCGACACCCTGCGTGTAAACCCGAACAAGTTGGACGGCTATCAGCCGATTGAGTTCTGGTGTAACCTTGAGGGATACATCGACTGCTACAACCTGACGATGACCTACCCTGTCGGTGTAACCCCGAAACTCGTCTCAGGCATCGTGCCGCTTGAAGGCCAGACCATCGCCTACTATGACCGCTACGGACGCATCCAGCACGAGGAGTGTCCATTGCAGGTGTCAGCCGCCTATGGTACGATAGCCAGCCACACGACGGCAGACGGATACTGGCTCCAACCCCAAGAAGAGGGCGAGGAGATGAGCGTCTGTTATGAGTATTACGGTTCAGTCAAATGGGAGCCGGGATATCACCGAATGTTCATGATGAACTTCTATGTTGAGCCGAAGTTCCGCCGTGGCTACATCCGCATCGACGGCCGCCTTTCCAGCGGTTTCGACCGCAGAGGCCCGGTGTTGAGCGACTATTCATTCACAAAGAAGACCTACCTGTGGGTAGGGTATGAGCGCGGTGATGTGAGCGGCAACGGCAAATGTGACATCGGTGATGTGACCCTGCTTATCGACCTTACCCTCGGAAACGAGGTTGAGCTGGACGAATTCCAGCTCGCCGCAGCCGATGTGAACGGCGACGGCAAGGTGGATATCAACGATGTAACGATACTCATTGATAAAGTTCTGGGACGATGATGATGACGACATTGATAGTGATTGCAGTGGCAAGCCTGTGTGCAAATGTCCTGCAATGGATTGAGCGGAAGCAGGAGCATAAGGAGACCCGCCGTCTCATCGAGGATGCCACGGCACTGGAGCATCGCCTTGATGATGTCACGGCGAAATATGAGAACGAGGTTGAACACCGCCGCTGGGCAATCGGTCGCATCAAAGACCAGCAGAAGGTCATCAGCCAGTTGGAGCGGAACTTCAAACCACGCAAGCAAAGAAAGGAGGTTAACAATGAACAATGATTATTATCCCGCTGGTGCGGCAAATGACCCGAATGCCCCTTACAACGAGGTTGCCCCACCAGAGATTGAAGCTGAAGTGACGGTAGGCATCACCTTGGAGAGAGATTGTACCATCACCACCGACCAGGTATACTGGGATGGCGACGAATGGACACTGCTCGACGATGCTGACACATGGAGAGAATATGACTGCGACTATGCCAGCATCCCCGATATGCTTGACGAGCTTGTCAAGTATATCGACAAGGAGCTCTACCATTTGCAGAAGTTCATAAAGGCGAGAACCGCCAACAAGGAAGAGAGTGAGCGGTATTGTCTACTGAACAAGATGAAGGAGTCAGCCGTAGGATGGGAAGTCATCGATAGAGAGATGGAAACATAAGAGTGATTTCTTTTTCATAAGACTATGCCGAAAAGTCGAAGCGGGGTATGGCGCACAGCGTTACCGAGGAGAAACTGGCGGCAACAACCGGGGAGGAAAGGAAGAGTGATGTTTCTTTTTCATAATGTGTTTTGGTTTAGTTAATAGGTTAATTGATAGGTGGTTCGATTCCACCCCTCCCCACGACAACAAAGTAGAGATCTTCATGATACGACTGCCCAACTGTCGCGAGACAGGAAAGCGGGGATTAGTTAAAACTGGATTAGTTATAGATGAACCCGCCCATGCTGAGAAGCACGGCGGTTATGGGAGAGAAGAGCCGCACGATGGGCAAGGTGGCTGTAACATTCTCACTGAGCAGCGGGTTCAATTCCCGCCTCTCCCACGATTTATTCATTTTTCGTCACCCGACAAGGCGGGTGCTGCCTACGGAACGGCAGAATATGTGATTATTAATTTGTTTAAAAATGAATGTATAGAGTAAAGGGAGTGGCAGAGAGCCACGGAAGACCCCGTAGGACGAGTTCCTACACATCTGAGCGCATACAGCGCGAGGTTGTAGTTTCTAATTCACAGGTGGTCGGCGGTTATTATGTTTAACTGTTTGGTTTCTTTAGGAGTAGGAATTGGCTGCTGACCATCTTTTTATGAAAAACCAATAATTAGAAAATGATAATATGACAAGAGCAGATTTGGATATGCAATGCGTTTGCACAGTTCTACAATTTATTCAAACCATTTATCAAGGAAGATGAACGAGATTAACTGGACTATCTACAAAGCCGAGGTAGCCAAGACCATGCTGCCGATTATGTACAAACAAGCGGAGAGCAACGGGCGGATGGTAAGCAGCCATAGCCAACAAGCGGTCGAGGCTGCTGTGGAGATTGCCGAGGCACTTGAAAGGAGGTTGAGAGAATGACCCACGCATCAGTATTCAGCGGCATAGGCGGCCCTGAAGTGGCTGCGGCAATGTTGGGATGGGAAAACCTGTTCCACTGCGAGATTAACCAGTTTGGCCGTGCCGTCCTTGGCTACTGGTTCCCAAATTCAAAAAGTTATGAAGACATCACAACAACCGATTTCAGCGAATGGGGTGGCAAGGTCAACGTCCTCACAGGAGGCTTCCCTTGCCAGCCATTCAGTTATGCCGGGCAGCGAAGAGGTTCGGATGATGACCGCTACCTCTGGCCGTATATGCACAAGTGCATTGACCAAATCCGACCCGATTGGGTCGTGTGTGAGAACGTTGCTGGAATCCTCACGATGGTCGAGCAGGGCGACGTTACTGAAATGGCAACTGAAAAAAGTCTATTCGACGAAGGTGACACACTTTACCGATACCGACTCGAAGAGACCTTTACCCTTGAACGCATCTGCAACGACCTTGAAGGTGACGGATATGCCGTCCAAGCGGTTGTTATTCCGGCTTGTTCCGTTAACGCACCGCACCGAAGAGACCGAGTGTTCATCATTGGATGCAGAAACGATATTACCGACCCCAGTGACACAGGCAAGCCATTCAATGGGATTGAGCGACCTTGCACATCACAGGATGCTGCCGACCCCGACTGCAATAGAGGGGGTGAAAGGGACGAACACCTACAACCCCGATTCGCAGATGGGTCAAAGCCTGTCGGCAATGGCAGGGAGCGGATTGTTACCGACCCCACGCAGCAATGTTGTCAACGAGATGGACTTGAACAATCCGGCACTGGCCGAGCACAACAAGAGCAATTTGGAGGAAGAAGTCGCCAAGATCGTGGTGTCGCAGGCTGCGGACGATGGGACGCCTTCCCGACTGTCTCCCCTGTTCACCGAGGAAATGATGGGCTTCCCTTTCCTTTGGGCGACCTTACCATTTCTCCGTCAAAGTGGAGAACCGAGTCGCTAAAAGCCTACGGAAATGCCATAGTCCCGCAAGTGATGTACGAAATTTTCAAAGCAATAGAAGCAACATATCAATAACAAATATGACCGAACCCGACTATCGCTCATTCGCCAACAAGGCGAACATCGGAAACACGATGGACGAAGAAGAGAGAAAACGCCGTCAGGAATGGCGACAATGGAGAAAGAACAAGAAAAAGACCTGGTACTTATGACAATATCAACAGCAGCGCACATATTGCGCAAGTACAACGAATATAGGCGCGGCGATCACGAGCCGTGCGACCCGCCGTTCACCGCACAAGCTATCGGTGAGGCCATCGACCTCGCAGCCGATATGCTTGAGCGAAGCATCGTCAAGCGTGACATCGACAGCATCATCAATGCTGTGGCCCGTGAGACGGGCGTTACCGATGAAGAAATGTGCAACAAGGGCAGGCAGCGTGAGTTTGCCGAAGCAAGGGCCATCGTGTCCTATCTTGCATACACCTGCACCTCGATGACGCTGACATCGGTCGGCAAGCGTCTTGGCCGTGACCATGTCTGCGTAATGCACTACAACCGAACTGTCCGCGCGTGGCTCGATGAGCCGAGGCTGAACCTGAGGGCAGCAAGGATAGTAACCAAACTGATGGAGGAGCTGAACCAGAGACTATGAAAAACTATTACATCGGTATCGACCCAGGCAAGAAGGGATTCATGTGTGTGTACGACAGCAGTTACAACAGTTACAGTCATTATCCTCTGTTCACCGGGAACAGACTCAGCCGTGAAATGCTTGACACGCTTGGGAGGCTGGCAGGGTACAGAGTCATGGCTGTGGTCGAACAGGTGCATAGCATGCCCCATCAAGGCGTGGCAAGCACATTCTCGTTCGGCACTAACTACGGCATGATTATCGGTGCGATAGAGGCATTTGGCATTCCATACTGCACCGTCACCCCAGGCAAGTGGCAGAAGTTCATCTGCGAAGCCGTGGACAAGGCAGACAACACCAAGCAGATGCACTTCAATGCTGCGACAAGACTGTTCCCGAAGATGGACTTCCGTAGGAGCGAGCGCAGCCGCATATACGATGACAACAAGGTAGATGCCACCCTCATCTGCGAGTATGGAATACGAAAACAGTTATGATTAAGCGGGCCATGGCGGGTGATCCCGCGCGAAGACGGGGGTGTTTTTTTTGGCGAGGGCGATGGCCAGTAAACCCCAGCCCGCAGTTTGGAACGATGAATTCGGACTTCGGCGGGAAGTTAAACTGAATTGCATATAGATAGAATGGCTTACAAGTTCATAGCGACACGGCTGACGAGGGAAGAGGCTGAAGCCCTTGAGCGGATACTCGCACGGCGCAGGGAATCGATATATTCCTTGCTCCGGCTGCTTATCGACAGTTATATCCGTCTGGCCGACCCAGAGGCGTGGAAGGATGAGCGCCCTCCCATTGACCTCATGCGCTACATCGTCGAGGGCACCAGGCAACAGCGTGATGCCATGAGAGCTGCAGCCCAGGAGGAAGAGCTCACATCAATGTTCAAGGACATACGATATGAAAGACCAAAGAAACCCTGAGTACAGGCGCATCATCACTGGGCGCCGGTGGCAAGACCTGCGAGGTGCCAAGATGCTGAAGAACGCCATCAACAACGGCGGCTTCTGCGAGCAGTGCGTGAAGAAATACTTTGTCGGCGGTCCGCGCCCAAGGAAGGCGACTGAAGTGCACCACATCGTCCCGATCGAGAGCGCAAGCACCAGGGAGGAGATGGAAGCGCTTGCCTACGATGAAAGCAACATCATCGCCCTGTGCAGCGAGTGCCACCATGAGGCTCACCGGCTACTTGGCAAGCAGCACATCAAGGACGCAATGGAAAACGATATCAACGACTATATAAACAAGATTAAAGATGGGATATGAAAATTGCGGGAAACACCCCAACAGCAAGGCGAACCTGATTAAGGGCATGATGCCCCCGAAACTCATGTACACCGACGGCCCGTCGCAGAGGCTTGCCAACAGCATCCTCGATGAGGACACTGACTGGGAAGGAAAGACCATGACCGTGCGTGAGGCGATATTGCGCGAACAACTCAAGCGTGCGCTTGACGGCGACCTTCGGGCATGTCAGTTCCTCATCGAATTGGCAGGGCGCAACGAGGCGGGCAACGCCACGATCAAGACCGCCGTCACCAATCCGCTGGAACAGTTGCAGGCGATGATGCAGAAGAGCTGTATAGATGACCGACGAAAGAAAGCAGATTGAACGGGAGGCGAAGCGGCTGGCCGTTGAGAGGCTGCAAAGCGCAGACCTTGAAGGATACCTGTTGGCGGACATTGACCAGCGCCTTCAGGAATACTTCAAGGCTCTTGTCTCATGCCCTGACGCGCACAACGTCTATGAACTGCTTGCAGCCGTCAAGTTCCTGAGGCTTCTGGAAACCTATGACTACGACACCCCTGCCGCCGTAAACTTCATGCGCTTCTACGAGTTCCTGAAGTTCAGCGGACAGGACGGTAGGCAGTCGTACAAACTCACTCCCGTGCAGGTGTTCCAGTTCGCCTCCATCATGGGCTTCGTCCGTGATGACGGCCATAGGTTGGTAAGGAATGCCCTGCTTTTCGTGCCCCGCAAGTTCAGTAAGACAACATCGGTGTGCGCCTTCGCCATCTACGACTTCCTGTTCGGTGATGACAACGCCCAGGCATATACAGGCGCCAACAGTTATGACCAGGCGAAAATCTGCTTCGATGAGATAAGCCGTGTTCTCCATGGGCTCGACCCAGGCTGGACCAAGTTCAAGGCGACGCGGGAACTCATCAAGTGGCGTGAAGGCCGTAACAGCAGCATCAGGTGCCTGTCGAACTCACCCGACAAACTTGACGGTCTTAACGCATCGACGGTCATCATGGACGAGTATGCCCAGGCTGACAGCGCGGACCTTCGCAATGTGCTCACCACCTCCATGGGCATGAGGACAAACCCGCTGCTTATCACAATCACCACCGCCAGCGACAAGCAGACGGCCCCCTTTGTTCAGGAACTCGAGCACGAGCAAGGGGTATTATTGCGGGAGGTCATTGGCGGCTACAGCGAGGACGATACCAGTTTCGCACACATCTTCATGCCCGACTGCGACGATGACGAGAGCGACCCCGCCACATGGGCGAAGGTGCAGCCCCATCTGGGTGTGACTGTCCGCCCCGACTTCTACGAGCAACAGTGGTCCGAGGCCCAGAAGAGCGCCGAGAACATGAAGGCGTTCCGCACCAAGATGCTCAACATATTCGTCACCGGCAACGACAAGTCATGGATTGAAGGAAGTGTCATCCGTGAGAATTCCCGTCAGTTGGATATAGACACCCTCGGCTACCGTGCCGACTGCGAGGTGGGCGTGGACCTGTCGGTTGACAACGACTTCAGCGCCGTGTCTTACTACATCTACCTGAAGGGAGAGCAGAAGCACCACATACACACCGACTACTATTTTCCAGAGGGGCAGATGGCCAAACACCCCAACCGTGAGGTTTACCAGCGATGGGTTGACGGCGGCTACCTGCACCTGTGCCCTGGGAACATCATCAGTTACGAGCAGATCGTCGGGGACATCCTCTCGCACGGCAAGAACCTGCGAATCCTCAAAATCGCCTACGACCCCAATAAAGCCGCAGAGTTCACCAATCTCATCATCAACAGCGGCGGCTCTGCCTTCCTCTACCCGTACAAGCAGACCTACTACTACTTCACAAAGCCCTGCATGGCCATTGCCCGAATGCTTGACCAGGGGCTGCTAACCTTCGGCGAGAATCCCATCAACAACTACTGTTTCGACAACTGCATCCTCGACAAGGACAACATGGAAAACTGCAAGCCCCTCAAAAGAAGCGAAAACCGAAAGATTGACGGTGCCATCACCGCCTTGATGGCGTTAGGCGTGGCCCTGGAGCAGAGGCGATGAAAAACACCTGTTAAACACTTCAACTATATAATATAACGCGAGAAAATATGGGTTTACTGGATATTTTCAAAAGGAAGAATCGCTCAGTCACGACGCCTCCCGTTCTGCAGGTCACTGTGAACGGAAGGACCTATACCGTGTCCACAACAACCAACACCGGCATGATGTTGGCGGCTGTGTGGCGTTGCGTTGACATCGTCAGCGGCACGGTGGCATCCCTGGGCATCGACATCGAGCGCCGCATGGGCAAGTACTGGCAGGTGGATGACAACAACCCGCTTGAACTTGTGCTGCGCCTCAAGCCCAACGACAAGGTGAACTCCTTCGATTTTTGGAAGGCCGCTATCGTCGAGATGCTGCTGCATGGCAATGCCTACATCTATCCCTACTTCAACGCTGACGGTATCATCACGAGGCTTCACCTCGTCCCCAACAGCTGCTGCACCTATGACAAGGAGACCGACACCTACGACATCGCCGACGATGTGAACAACATCTTCACCACCTGTAACGGCTGGCGCATCGTACACCTGAAGAACCTGAGCCTTGACGGAGGTTTCACTGGAGTAAGCACGCTGACCTATGCGCAGAAGGTGCTGGGCGTCGGCGGTAACCTCGACAGCCTGCAGATGGACAGTTTCGCGTCAGGCTCCACCCTTCGGGGATTCATCAGCGGCGACTCCAACCTTGTGCAGGGCTTCGGCGCTCCACAGGATGACCAGCTCAACGCCGTCAAGGACAACATCACCACGCAGTTGACCAGCGGCGCGAAGATTTTCACCCTGCCCGGCACGATGAAGTTCAACCAGTTGTCGCTCTCTCCGAGTGACCTGCAACTGGTAGAGTCCAAGAACCTGAATGTCCTGGACATCTGCCGATTCTTCGGTGTTCACCCCGACAGGGTGTTCCAGTCATCGAGCACAAACTACAAGGGCAGTGAGAGTGCGCAGACGGCGTTCATGACCGACACGCTGTTCCCGCTGATCAACAAGATTGAGACCGAATTGACGGTGAAACTCATCCCCAACGGCTTACTGGGCGACTACCGCGTCAAGTTCAACTTGGACGACTATTATATCAGCGACATGGGTGCCAAGGCCGACTATTACACCAAGATGATATCGGCTGGTGTCCTGACGCCCAACGAGGTGAGGATGCGCGAGGGTCACGCTCCTGTCGTGGGCGGTGACTCCGCATTCATCACTTGCAATGTCGCTCCCATTGACTCTGCGAAAATCAAAGGTGAGCCGACGACACCGGCAGAACCCAAGAAAAACTCAAGGAAGAAATCATGACGAAAATCTATCGTAATACCGAGAATTGCCAGTTGCGCGCACTTGAGGACAGCCGCACCATTGAAGGCTATGCAGTAGTGTTCAATGAGCGCAGCGTCTTTCTCCCCGACTGGAACAAGGGCCGCATGGTCGAAGAGGTCATGATGCCTGGCAGCATCACCGAGGAACTGATTGCCAAGAGTGATGTCATCGCCAACATCGACCACGACAACAGCCGAATGGTGGCCCGCAGTGTCAACGGTGAAGGTTCTCTGAGCCTCAGCGTGGATGAGCACGGTGTGTATTTCCGCTTCGACGCACCCAATACGCCCGACGGCGATACCGTCCTTCAGGGTGTGCGCCGTGGCGACTACCGGGGTTGCTCATTTGCATACACCTGCGACGAGGACACGGGCGTGCACTACGAGAAGAACGACAAGGACAGCCGTGCGCTCATCCGCTATGTCGATGAGGTCAACGGCCTGTATGATGTGTCGGTGGTCATCCACCCTGCCTATCCGCAGACCAATGTGGACTCCCGTTCAGCCGTGCTGGACGGCGCCCTCCTCAGAGGGATGATTGACGAGCAAGAAAACAACGAAAACAACGATAATATTAACTCAAATTCAGATTCTACAATGGAAGAGAACAAGAAGAACGAAGAAGTTCAGGAGCGCAACGCTGAGTTCGACGCCCTGAAGGCTGAGATGGAGGGCATCAAGCGTTCCATCAACGATCTCCAGGCTGGCCAGGAAGCCATGGGCAAGAAGGTCAGCTCCATCAAGGTAAAGGAAGAGCAGAAGCGCGACTTCAGCCTCATCCGTGCCATCCGTGAAGTCGCTGCAGGTGACAAGCTGAGCGATGATGTTGAGGCCATCACCCGTGCCGGCCGTGAGGAAATGCGCAACGCAGGTCTCGGCACCGTCGGCCAGATTGTAGTACCCCAGCAGCGTGCAGACGTGACTGTAACCGCCGAGCATGACGACACCATCGGCATCGACGTTTACAACACCTTCGCCCCCATCCGCGAGGGTCTCGTGGCCGCCAGTGCAGGTGCCCGCTACTACAGCGGCCTTGTAGGCGATGTCCGCATCCCCGTTCTGGGTGGCGGCAACGTGGCATGGGCTACCGAGGTGGCATCAGCCGCCGACCCCACCTACAGCTTCACCTCCGTTAACCTGACCCCCAAGCGCCTGACCGCTCAGTTCAAGTTGAGCAAGCAGATGGTCGCACAGGACAACGCCCTCATCGAGGCTACCCTGTTGGCTGACATCCGCAAGGCTGTCATCACCAAACTGAACGCCACCATGTTCGGCACCGCTGCCGCTGGTTCCGGTGCTCCCAAGGGCATCGGTAACGGCCAGACCGCTGCCGTGGCTACCGACTGGGCCAAACTGACCAGCCTTGTTGAGGCAGTCGTTGAGCGTGCAGCCGTAGGCGAGGAGTTCGCTTACATCGTGTCGCCCGAGGCTTGTGCAGCCATCCGCGCCATGACCTACAACAAGACCTCGCGTCTTATCTATGAGGCTGGCAATGTTGACGGCACTCCGCTGTTCAAGAGCATCGGCGTTGGTGCCAACCAGGGCTACTACGGCGACTGGAGCAATCTGGTCATCGGCCAGTGGGGCGCTCTCGACCTTACCGTTGACCCCTACAGCGCTGCAGGTACCGGCGAGTTGGTCATCACCATCAACTCCTATTTCGATTACGGAGTTGCACGCGCAGGCAGCCTGAAGTTGTTCACCACCGTAGCCAGCAACTAACCTGTAAGCCATCACTATGCAGTACACGCCTAAATATGCCACGGTCGCAGACCTGAAGAAGCACAGTTACATCTCCACCACTGATGAAGATGACCTGCTGGCCCTTTATCTCTGCAGTGCCGAGCAGACCGTCGCAGATACCCTGCAGGTGAAGAGCCTGTCGGCGTACATCGGCGACGACGGTGTGTTGCCCGCCCAGATATACACTGCGATTCTCATGCAGGCAGCCGCTTTGTATGAGAACCGCGAAGGTGTATCTGCAGCGCAGCAGCATGTCGTACCGTACGCAAATGTGATGGCGCTGCTTGGTAAGATCATCAACTACGGTCAACTCCACAAGTGTGAGCAGTGATGGAGGCAGGGAAACTCAGCGAGAGGATAACGATTCAGCAGCCCACGGTGGTGCGCGATGCCTATGGCAGTACAACCACCACCTGGGTTGATGTCGTTACCAATCTGCCCGCCGCTGTGAACTTTGCCGGTGGCAACCGGGCAATCGACAACGATGAGATTTTCCACGAGAGGGTGACCACGTTCTCCATCCGCTGGGACGGTGATGTCAACGAGACGATGCAGATTGTTTGGGCCAATCTCAAATACCGCATCCTGTCCATTGACCGCCGCACACACCGCCGCGAGTTCTTCATAAGGACTGAACTCATCAACGAATGACACCAGCCGACGGCATACAGGTTGACGCTTCGCGCTGCTATGCCCTGTTCCGCAGACTCAACACCAAGAACCAACGGAAGGCGAGCAGAGCGGCACTGAAGAGCGCTGCAGGTAAACTGAAGAAGGAAGCAACGAAAAACCTTCAGACAGTCATCGGCAACAGCGTCACGAAGTCAAGAGCCAACGGCAAGCACAGCCTTGCAAAAGGCATCAGGGCTGTTGTCAGGGACGAGAAAGAGGCGAAAGTCCACATCATGGGCGACTACCGCCTGAAGTGGTTCGAGATGGGCACAACTTCCCGCTCCACGAAAGGCAGAAGGGGCAAAGGCAAGAAGATACCCAAGCGACGTGCATCGGGTCGAGGCAGAATCTTCAAGAACCCAAGCAGACTCGGCTGGTTCGCCAAGGCCGTCAGGACCAAAGAGCCTGAGGCAGCCCATGACATCGAAAAGGCATTGATCAAGAACATTCAAAAGTTAGCGAAAAGTGAAGGGTTTACACTTACTTAAAGCAATAGAGAGCATTCTCAGTGATGCAGGCATCGAGTCGGCCCACGCCATCGTGGCCGAGGAGAACACGCAGCAGCCTTTCGCGGTCTACCGCCGAACCGGTCTGACGATTGATGCCACGAAGGACAGGCTCCTCCAGACGCAGCGTGCCACCTTAACGGTGCAGGTTGTCTCAATGGACTACCAGAGCGGTCTGTTGCTCGCGGATTCCATCACTGATGCGCTTGTCAGTGCAAGCGGCACATTCAACGGCGTGGAAATCGGCGGCATTGAGTTGATTGATGCTATCGAAGACTACAACGAAACGAGTTACTATCAAGATTTAACTTTCAATATTGAAATCATACAATGAGCAGAAACGTAATCAAAGGTGGTGACATGATGCTTTTCATTAAGAACGGCAACACCACGAAAACCATTGCATTTGCAACGTCCCACTCTCTGACTATCTCCACCGATACTCAGCAGACTTCAACCAAGGACGATGGAGGCAAGTTCCAGTCAAGCGACTACGGCATCATTTCGTGGTCTGCCACGAGCGAGAACCTCGCAGCCTACGACGGCGCTGGCTACAACTTCCAGGACTTGGTTAACCTGATGCTTACGCAGACGAAGGTTGATGCCGTGTTCACCGTAGAGGGCGACTCGGGCAGCACCTATCCCTATTCCAGCAAGCTGGACAGCGTGGACCAAGCCGGCACCCCCGCCAACGGCTGGGAACCCATGCTGATGGGTACAAAGGGAAGCGCCCAGTCTTCCACGAGCATGGGTTACACCGGCAAGGTGCTCATCACCAACATCGAGGTGAACGCCCCGAACGGTGAGAACGCCACCTTCACCGTGCAGTTGCAGGGTGACGGCCCTCTGACAGCAACCTCGGCTGCATCAAGCGGAACCGGAAACTAACAACAGCATTCTCAAGTTCATGAACCACAAGGGGGCGGGCGTTTCGGCTCCCGCTCCCTTAAAATTTTAAACACATGGAAGTAACAATCAACGGCACAGCCTACAAAATCAAGTGGTCATTGCGCGCCCAAATCTTCTACGAGGCACTGAAGCAGCAGTCTCAGGATATGGGGCAGACAATGGACACGCTCATGTACTATTTCGCCATCCTTATGACGAGCAACCCGGGAATCGACATCACGCTTGAGCAGTTCATCGATGCCTGTGACGGTTCTGTGTTGAGGGCTTTCCGTGATCTGCTCGAGAATGACGAGGAGATGCGGAAACTCATCAACGGCAATGATGACGAGTCGGTAGGCGAAAAAAAAAGTTAACTGCGCGTGAGATATACGCCATCCTCGTGTTCCAGGGACACATGCCGCCCGGCTATGTCCTGGACGAAATGAGGTTGTATGAGATGGGATGTCTGATGCCTTTCCTCTACCTCGCATCTAAGGACTCGTGGGAACAGGCTCGGCTGGTCGGCTACATCAGCGCGCAGACCCACTCCACGAAGACGATGAAACCGAGTGACATCCTTCATTTCCCCTGGGAGAAGGGAGCGGAAAGCGGCAGTGGCGAGACATCCATGAGCAACGCCGACAAGGAACGATTGATAGAAAAAGCAAAACGATTTGAAAAACTGAGAAATGGCGACTAAAGCAGATTTACGAGTAATATTGGGCATTGACAAGGCTGGTTTCGACAAAAGCCTTGCGAGTGCGACAGCGTCGGTCAACCGCTTCAGCCGACAGTCGGCCATGGCGGGTAAACAGGCCAAGACCCTGCTCGGCAATGCCGGTCTTGGCGGGTTCGCAAAGATGAGCCCGTACATTGCAGCTGCAGCCGCGCTGGGTAAGGCCATCGGCGATATCGCAGCCAACGGGCGTGCCCTGGAGACAAGCCTGGCGCATCTCCAGTCCCTCACCGGCTTGGGGAGTGACGTGATGGGCAGGGTCAAGCAGATGGCTACCGACACGGCCATGAAGGTGGGCATCAGCAGTCAGGAGATCGTTGACTCATACGGCGTCATCGGCTCGAAGATGCCCGAATTACTCAAGACACCCGAGGCACTCAACCAGGTGGCCGAGGCTGCAGCGATTCTTGCCAAGGCTGGCGTTATGCCCCTTGAAACCGCCATTGAGTCGCTGACTGGCATCATGAACCAGATGGGTGCGAGCGCCAAAGAGGCCGAGGTATACATCAATGTCCTCGCGGCAGGTTCAAAGAACGGCGCGGGTAACATCGAATACCTTTCCACCGCGTTCACCAAGGCAGGCTCTGCCATCAAGAATGCTGGCCTTACCGTACAGGAAGGCACCGCACTGATTGAGGCGTTGGCCAAGCGCATGCCCGATGCCGCCGAGGCTGGAACGGCACTGCGCAATGTGCTGCTTGTGTTGAGCACGACGGCGGGTGACGACCTCAACCCGAAGATTGTCGGCCTTGAAAAAGCCATGGAGAACCTCCATGCCCGCATAGGCGACACCAACGAGATGGTGAAACTCTTCGGCAAGCGCAACTACACTGCTGCCGCCATCCTCGCCGACTCCACCGAACAGGTGAAGTCCATGACGGATGCCGTGACAGGAACGAGTGAGGCATACAACCAGGCCGATGTCAACTGCAAGACCCTCGATGCCCAACTCAACAAGTTGGACGCCTCCTGGAAGACCCTTACCGCTTCCATCGGTGAGAGTTGCGGATGGCTTGCAGAATTCATCAGACTCTGCAACGATGCGCTGCAGGGCATGGCTCACCTCATGAGTTACGATGCGACACAGCATGACCTGGAATTCAGGAGTGGCCAGGCGAGAACTCGTTCCGACAGTCTGATAGAAATTAACCAGAAACATGGGGGACCCGGCGGGAAAGGCTTAACCTATAGACAGGCGATTCAGAAGACCATCAGCACACTGAGAAGCGAGAACGAACAAGCGTACAGTACCGCAATCAGCCTTGAGAACAGGTGGAAGAAACTGAAAGCCCTGCAGCTCGATGGTTCTGACGTTTACAAAGAACTCTACGGCAAATGGTCGAGGTTGAACAACCAAATCAAAGCCACAAACTCCGAAATCAAGCGTTTGCAGGGGTTGCTTGATGCTCCCCCTGTAGCACCTGCACCTGCAACGGGTGGCGGCAAGGCTCCCAAGGTCAAAACAGGGCGCAGCGGCAGCAGGGGTGGCCATGCCAAACAAGAACCTGACTATATCCCAGGCTCATTGAAGGACTACGAGGCACAGTTGGCCAAACTGAAAACAACCCTGCAGAGTAATGTCGACGTCACCCAGTTGAGCAGGGAGCAGATTGAGGAGTACAGCAATCAGTTCTCTGAACTGTACCAAAAAATCAGCGACGCGAAGAAAGCGCTCGAGCAGTTCGATAAGGCAAGCGATAAAAT